GGGTCTTATCCTTCCTTTTTTCCGAAAGTGATTTATAATATTATAGTACGCCAAAGGGCCGGGCGCAATCCTTTCTTTGCCCGTAATGCGAAAAAATGTCTTTTAGGGCAACTTTTTTGCAAAAAGGGGGTTGCTTTTATGCCGGTAATACGGTATAATAAATTCTCGTCAGGACTTTTACTTGACCCATCCTGATAACGACATGGAGATGTCGCCTAGTTGGTCGAGGGCGCACGACTGGAAATCGTGTAACCGTCAAAAGCGGTTCGAGAGTTCGAATCTCTCCATCTCCGCCAAAGAAAAACCCGCAGAAATGCGGGTTTTTCTTTTGTTCATGCGGGTTTTCTCCATTTCGACAATTTGCGTTTATTGCTGTTTATTGCTTTGTATTTGCATCCGTGTGATGTAAAAGTGATGTAGTAAATTTGGCCTGTGCATCCTCCAACATTTTGTCACGCAGATGGGTGTACTTTTCCGTCACGATGTAGGAGGAATGCCCCATCATCTCTTGGATAACGGCTTTGTCAATCCCTACCTCGCAGCAAGATGTTGCGAAGCTATGCCGAAGCTGGTGGAATGTGCAGCATATTCCGTAATTTTTGCACCATTTTCTCCAATTGCGGGACGATTCATTGCTTCGAAGGATTTCTCCCTTTTCATTCGTGAAGATGTAACCATTCTTCCCATTGAATCGTTCTGCGACATCCGGCAGAAGGAACACCGTTCTGACCCCTGCATCCGTCTTTGGCTCTTTTATGTGCGGGGCAGTGCCGACATAGTATACGCTTTTCGTAACATGGATTTGGTTTTTATCCCTGTCGATATCCTCGTATCGCAGAGCAAGTGCTTCTCCCACACGAAGCCCGGTCAGCATAATGAAGTAACCAAGTCGTGATACGGTGCAATCGTCCCAATGGGCTGCGATCTTCTCCCTATCCTCCTGCGATGCTTCTTCCCGCCCGCTTGTTTTCTTCCCGGTCGCTTTTATGTTTGCGACCGGGTTTACTTGTATGTCCCCGGCGAGGATGGCGAGGTCGAACACTTGACTCGTTATGTTCTTCTGCGTGTTCACGGTTTTTTGTGAGAATGTCTTTCCAACCTTATCGAGGAAACCCTTTACCTGCATCGGCGTGATGTCTGCGACAGGCGTTTTCCCGAAGGTAGTGACACATCGCACGAGCGCAGGCTTGTACCCTCGAAGGGAATTGTATGCGAGGTTGTCCCAAGACTGCTCAAGCGCTTCGGCATAGACGGCAAATGCAGCAGACCGCTTATCCTCCGCCTCCCTGCTGAATTCTGCAATCTTCTTTATGACATCCTTTTCTGATCTCCCGTAAAAATACTTGCGCTTCCCATCAATTGTGATTGCTTTTTGGTATGTCCCGTCTTTTCGCTGCGATATCGCTCTGCGTGAGTCTTTTTTTGCGTTCAAACCGCACCAAGGGCAGTAGAGCCAATCATCCTGTAATTCCTTTTTGCACTTCTTACAGAGCATTCTCGTATACCTCCAGTTATATATAGCGGTATGAGCCGAAACCTTTATCCGTACTTTCTGGTTATTTCTCGGGTTTCATCAAGGCTTTCTTGGTAACTTCGTTCAAGGTCTTCAAAGTCCGCAACCGTTAGATACTTCCTGTATCCAAGCAGTCTATTAACCTCTCCATGAAGTTTATCAATTTGATCGTGCAAGCCGTCAATAATTCTGTTCTGCTTTTCAATCTCGGACGCTTGCACTTTTATTTTCGCTTCTGCCGCAGAGACGGTGCCATGAAGAGTTGTAACATCGTCGCGAGCGGCGGAAAGCTGAGCGGCTTGCCATACGCACACTACGGACGCAACCACAAACAAAATGATAAATACATAGAGGGAAATTGGATTTTTCTTTACGCTTTTGACGGAAACTACTTGTTTTTCGTTTTCCTGCTGCTCTCCTTTCGATTGCTTCGCTTTGCCCTCTTGTTTCTCTGACCCCATCTTTACCGGTATAACCTTTACTTTTCTTGTTTCAATTCCATGTTGGGGTTTCTCCTCTGCAGCTTTTGTTTCCGATCTGGCATCAGTAGGGCTAATTGGTTCTGCGGTGTAATTATCTGGGTCTGTCCCTGTAAATAGGTGCTTTCTGTGCATAAAGTATATGATATTTGGCAGTGACCATGCTAATGCGGTTATCAAGAAAAAGACGCCAGACACCGCAAGTTTTGTGCCTAAGTCCGCCATAATTACACTACCATAGGCATTCACCCCTGCCGAAATAGGCGCTATAGCAAACAACGCAATTATGTACTTGAAACGAGAAGCACAGAAGCTGCTGACTGCAGTGTACGCCAGAACGGTAAGAAATGAGTTGACGAGGCACAATGCTATGCAGATCACGGTATATGCAGGAAATGCACTAAACACGATAGTGGAGCCTATGAGTGTGATCCAAATAGAATAAAGACTAAGAGCAACGCCAATCAGCCAAAGTATTTTGCAAACCTTTAGCCACTTCATTCCTAAATCTTTTTGCATTTTCTCTCCTCCTATTATTAGCCGCCCTCGTTGCCGGGGGCGGTATTTTACTTAATTCTCTTTATTCCGGTTTTCGATAGTATGTACCAAGTACCTATAATCCTCTTTGTATTTCTCCAATTCATACTGGACTCGGTGGTAATCTTCCATAGCCTCCTCGTAGTAGTTGAATACCCTGATATTACTTATAACCCACAGCATTCCAATGACGAATGCGATAATTATAAAGATAAGAGCCATGCTGCCAACCTGTAATGCGCCAATAACGCACCCCGCACAAGCGAATGGGACAAAAATGAGTGAGCTGTACTCGCCTTTTTTAGCTGCTCCGGCCGTCATGATAGCGCAGCCAAGCCCAATGAGAACAAGAAAACCGGCAACATATCCATTCCCACCTGCAATGAATGCAGTGATCTCTTTTGCCGCACTGGAACTGCATAAAAGCCAAAGGCCGCCGAGAAAAGCAATGGCAGAGCCTATTCCCGCGATGACGCGCAAAGCCCTCTGCTTCAATGGCGGCTTTGGCATCTCTGTTAAAACGCGCGCGATTTCTTCTTCCCCGTTATGGTTATCCATCTAATGAACCTCCATTGATTGCTTCATAGCTGTCCTTACAATACAATTCCCCGGTTTCGTTGTTACACCCGCCGAAATCTTCCATATAGAACCACATCCAGCAGTCGTCGCAGTAGAACACCTTGTTATCACGGCAATCCAAACAGATTCTCATCTCCTCGTTGCCCTCAATGCTTATTGTGTCGATGGCTTTCCATTTCCCACAAATCCCACAAGTGTGTTCCCAAACAAACTGACGACCGTATGAGCCCCAGAATAAAAGGAAGACCAAAGCAATTCCTCCAAGCACTACTCCTATACCGCCTGCATCGTCAATTTTCTCTTTTAGTTTACTCAAAAGCATCAGTCCTTTCTATCGGACACGCTGTGGTGTACTATTATACTCGTAACGAACATCTGTTCTTAATCCCGAATTAAACCGTAGTTAAGGTTATTTGCATCGATTAGGACGAGGTATAAAATCATCATCGCCAGCAGGACAAAAATAACTGCGAAGAGTGTTTTGGACAGCTTCCGGCGCTGGCGCACCTGCTCTTTCAGAACCTCTATCATTTCTTCGCTGTTCTGGCTGTCTGTTTTGTTATAGACTTCCTTCACGAAATGCTTGTCGAGAGATATGTGCAGCGCTTGGCAGATGGAAGCAACGAGAAAAAGGCTCGGATTCTTGGTCGGCTCCGAAAGCAGCCTGGAGATCGTCCTCTCAACCGTCCCGGCATTGTCGGCCAAATCCTTGTGGGTCATTCCCTGCTCCTGCCGTTTTGTGGCTACCTCCAATAAAAAGTTATCCCAATTCCTTTCTTCGTCTGAATTCACAAACTCATCTCCTGTTTTTTGTTACCGGACACTTTTGTCCGAAAAACATGACAGTTTTTGCGCCGAAACCGCAACATTTGTCAGTACATATTGGCAATGCAATTTGTTACAATTGAATTGTACCAAATACATGCTGAATTTGGAAGGATTTTTATTTGACAATAATCGACAAAAGAGGAGGAACACCAATGGAGAAAAAGGAGGAATTCAAAAAGGCGGTGGAACGGATGTCTGACGAGCAGCTTGTTAAATATCTTCGGATTCTAAAGTTTTCATTAGACGAAGATATTTCTCAATTTTCTCATCTGTCAAAGTATCTGCGAAATCCATAAGGTCTTTCCGAATCCCGGACAGCTCACCTTCGGTGGGCTGTTTTTCTATTTCATTGTCCATCAGCCAATCTATAGAAACATTAAAATAGTTTGCTACCTTTTTCGCCTGTGCCGGGTTTGGATAAGTCCCTCGTTTTTTCCATGCGGTTGGTGTACCCATACCAAGGCCGATCTCTGCTGCCGCCTTTGTTGGGGAAATTCCGTTCCTTTTGCACAATTCACAATACTTGTCATAAAACACAAATAATACACTCCTTTTTGTGCATTACAACAAAAATTCAAATTTGTGAATTCTAATGCTTGCATAATTCAACAATTTGAATTATACTAGGAATAGAAACTCACAAAGGTGAATTTCGTTTTTGCCTGCGGTGGACTTGTTTTTGCAAATTCATTCTACCATAAAGGTAAAAAAACTTCAACATTTTGAATTGAAAGGAGGAAATTTTGGATGCCTGCACAATGGACAGGTGAGCTTGTTGGCAAAATGCACAACAACAGAGTGTCGTCACAAGAACTTGCAGCAAAAATCGGATGCTCCACAAAGTGGTTGAGCATGGTCCTTAATGGGCACTGTAGCCCAAAGGGAGCCGAGCAGAAGTTTAACGCTGCGCTGGACGCGCTTATCAAGGAAAAGGAGGTAGGATAATGCCGAGGGAAAAGGAGAGCTACCGGGACAACCTCGAACGCTTGATGGACAGGTTCCCCGGCAAGGAAATCCTCTCATTCACAGAGGTTTCCCAGTACACAGGAATGGGCTACCGAGCGCTGATGGGCAGCGGTATCCCGCTTAAAAAGACAAATGGGAAGCGCGGACAGTATTTTATCAGCCTGCCCAGCTTCGCAAGATGGTTAAGTTAAGGAGGAACAACATGGAAGCAACAACCAACACCTTTATCCGGTGGTTTAACTCGGATGAGATCGTACCCAGCAAGGACGGGCATTACCTGTGCCAGAGAATGCCGGGAAGATACTCCACCTTGCCATTCAATGTAAAGCACCAGATGTTCAATGTCAGCGGAGATCATGTGGAGACCGCTATCGAGGTCCAGTGGTGGGCATTCCTGCCGGAGCTTCCGCAAAAGGAGGTACAGGAAGATGAGTAAAAAGGAGTGGCTGCAGGAAGCCTTGGCCGTAGTCCTCGGAATGGGAACCATCTTCGCAGCAGCGGCTATCCTGCTGCTTGTGAGGTAAGACCATGGAGCAGAACGAGAGGATAGCAGTTATCCGTGAGAAGTTCCCCGGTTACACCAAGCCGCTGGACAGTATGTGCAAGAAGCCGGGCTATTACGGAATTCGGCGTACTGCAGAAGCGGAAGCGCTGATAGCGGACAAGCCCGGCAGGAAGCGGGAAGCAAACTATAAGCTGTCTGTGCGTATTCCTTTGGGTTATGTGAATATGGCGGAGTTCCGTCAGCAGCTTATCGAAATGGGTTACTGCAACTTCACAGCATGGGTTCTGCGCTGTATCCGCCGCCAGCAGGAGGAATACAGGCATAGAAAAGCCCCCACCGGCTCCGCAAAAGCCAATGAGGGCAAAGGTAGATTAAGCACCACCAATATACAAGATTCTGGGAGGAATGTCAAGTTGAAAAACGGGGAGGTTGTGGAAGCATGAACCCATACGATATCCCGGATAGGCCCATCCCGAGCTGGGTGGATAACTACGATGATAAGCCGCACATCTGCCCGGAGTGCGGCTGCGAGATCAACGAGACAATTTACATTAAGGACGGCATGGTCATTGGCTGCGAAAACTGTGTTAAGCGGTTTGACGCCAGCGATGCGGATGCTGACAGGTACTTTGATGAAGGACCAGACAGATATTAAGGAGGAGCTATGGAGAACTACTTTCGAGAATTGAACAGCATCAACTGCTCTGACAAGACAGAGAAGAAGAATGGCCTTACATACCTTTCCTGGGCATGGGCCTGGGGAGAAATCAAGAAGCTGCACCCGGATGCGACCTATACCATCTACGAGGATGCTAACGGCCTGTTTTACCACACAGACGGTAAGACCTGCTGGGTTAAGACTGGCGTAACCGTCAACGGCATTGAGCACATCGAGTATCTGCCGGTCATGGATAACCGCAACCGCTCAATCCCGGCCAGTGATGTTACCTCATTCGATGCCAATAAGGCAATCCAGCGTTCCCTTACAAAAGCCTGTGCCAGACATGGCCTTGGCCTGTATATCTACGCTGGCGAGGACTTGCCGGAGGGCGCAGAAAGAGAACCGGAGCCTACCGAGTATTGCATCGACTGCGGGCAGCAGATCACCGGTATCAACAAGCGCAACGGGGAGTATTGGCCTGTAAGCGAGATCGCCGCCTACAGCGTCCAGCGGTTCGGCCGCAAGCTGTGCCCGAACTGCCAGAAGAAAGCCTTTGCCGCCGAAAAGGAGGCCGAGAAGAATGGAGCTTGACCTGTGGACCGAGCTGCAACAGAAATCGGCACAGCTTAATACAGCCGTTAAGACCTTGCGAAATTCGGGAAGCGAGTATGCTGCTGCGGAGCGGGACTATAAAGTCCTTCTCCGCACAGAGTGTCTGAAACTCAAAGATGATGGTGTTGCAATCGGACTGATTGATAAGACCTGCTACGGGATACCGAGCGTGGCAGAAGCACGGTTTAAGCGAGATGTTGCCGAAGCAGTCTACAAGGCGAACTTGGAAGCCATCAACAGCCTTAAACTGCAAATCAGGATCATCGATAACCAAATCGGCCGGGAATGGGGACAGGCTGGGAGGTGTGACGGTTGAAAAACGAATGGGGCGCAAAGCTTGACCGAAACGGTTACGCTCCGAGCATCGTACAGGCCGACACATCCAAGTGCTTTTTGTGCCAGCGATCCGGCGTAAAACTCGACCGGCACGAAATCTTCGGCAACGCCATGCGGAGCAAAAGCAAGCGCATGGGGCTTTGGGTGTCTCTGTGCCACACGCCGTGCCACCTGACACACGCACACGGCTGTGCCGAGGTGATGGACTGGCTGCACCGGCTGGGCGAGCAAGCCTGTATCGACAACTACGATTTCACGATCCCGATGTTCCGGGAGGAATTCTACACGAACTATTTGGAGGAAACAGAATGCTGAACAAAGCGATACTTAATGGGCGGCTGACCAAGGCCCCCGAACTGAAACAGACCAACAGCGGCAAGAGCGTGTGCGGCTTTACCATCGCCGTAGACCGCAGCCGTGACCGGGAAAAGACTGACTTCGTACCCATCGTAGCATGGGGCAAGACCGCCGAATTTATCAACCAGTGGTTCGGCAAGGGCGACCTCATTACCATTGTGGGGCGCATCGAAGTTCGCAGCTACGAGGACAAGAACGGCAATAAGCGCACAGCCACAGAGGTTATCGCAGAGGAGGTTCTGTTTGGCGGCAGCAAATCTACCGGCAAGGCAGAGGAAAAGCCCGCAGAGAGCGAGCAGGGCGGATTTGAAGAAGTCGAGGGCGACCCTAACGACCTCCCATTCTGACGGGAGGTGAGGATGAATGCCGAATAGATTGATAAAGGATAGCTTCCGCACAAGCGACAAGATAGCATCCTTAACGGATTTCGAGTTTCGGCTTTGGGTAAGTCTTATTGTTTCGGTAGATGATGCAGGGCGCGGAGATGCCCGACCTGCAATCATCAAAGGCAACGCATTCCCGCTTCGGGAACGGGTTACTGCAAAAGATATCAACGATGCGCTCCACGGTTTGGCGGCCAAAGGCTGCGTTTCCCTCTACGAGGTGGACGGGAAGCCCTACTTTTGGTTCCCGACTTGGGCCGAACATCAAAGGATACGAGAATGCAAACCCAAATATCCCGACCCGCCTAAAAACAGCGGCTTTACACCGTCTGCGGAAATCTGCGGCGAGTTGCCGCAAGTTGCGGCGGATTGCGGCGAGCTGCGGCCTGAATCCAATCCGAATCCGAATCCTAATCCGAATCCTAATCCGAATCCGAATCCAAGTACCCCCCATGCCCCCCAAGGGGGCCGGTTTGCCGAATTTTGGGCGCAATATCCTAAGAAAGTCGGGAAAGGAGCAGCGGAAAAGGCTTTTGAACGCATCAAGCCGGATAAGCAGACCTTTGACCGAATGATGGATGCCATATCTGCACAGAAGCGGAGCCGCCAATGGACGGAGAACAACGGCCAGTACATCCCAAACCCTGCGACATGGCTGAACCAGCGCAGGTGGGAGGACGAGCTTCCGCAGGGGGAAACAGACAATGTGTTCTTGCAAATGCTGCGAGAGGAGGGAGAGCATGACCCGATCTGAAACGCTTGCCGTCATGTCGATCTTGAAGGCCGCATACCCAGGTTATTACCGGGACATGAAACGGCAGGATGCGGAAGCGGTGGTGAACCTGTGGTCGGAAATGCTGGCAGACTACCCGGCTAACCTTGTGGCAGCGGCGGTTAAGTCCCACATTGCCAGTGACCGCAAGGGGTTCCCTCCACACATTGGGGCTATCATAGCCGCTATTGGTGAGATCAGCAGACCGGCGGAACTCTCCGAGGGGGAAGCATGGGCGCTGATTGCAAAGGCCCTGCGGAACAGCGGCTACAACAGCGAGAAAGAGTTTGCAGCCCTGCCGGAGAACCTACAACGGTTGGTAGGACACCCATCCCAGCTGCGGGAATGGGCCAGCATGGACACCGGGACAGTGCAGAGCGTGGTGCAGTCCAACTTTATGCGCAGCTACCGGGCAAGGCAGGAGAGCGAGCGCAAAATGCAAGCCCTGCCTGCAGATGTCCGGGCGAAGCTGGAAGGGATGGCAGAGGTAAAGCAGCTGCCCAGCTATGACCTGGCGCTGGCGGAGCGGATGATGGAGGAGAATGCATGAAACACTTGGGAGATATCTGCAAGATAAACGGAGCAGAGATCGAACCTGTTGACTGTATTACAGGAGGGAGCCCGTGCCAAGACCTTTCCATCGCAGGGAAGCGAGCGGGGCTTGCCGGTGAAAGAAGCGGACTTTTCATGGAACAGGTCAGAATCGTAAAGGAGATGAGAGAGCGTGACAGGAAAAATGGCAGAGCAGGTGACATGGTCAGACCTCGGTTTCTCGTTTGGGAAAATGTACCCGGCGCATTCAGCAGCAACGGGGGAGGAGATTTCCAAGCCGTGTTGGAGGAAATTATCCACATCGCAGAGCCGACCGTTTCTGTACCTCGATTTGAGGGGAAATGGACAAAGGCAGGAGCCATTGACGGTGATGGGTGGTCTGTCGCTTGGAGAACTCATGATGCTCAATACTGGGGAGTCCCCCAACGCCGCCGTAGAATCTCGGTTGTCGCAGATTTTGGAGGACAATCCGCAGGAGAAATACTCTTTGAGCGCAAAAGCGTGTCAGGGCATCTTGCGGAGAGCGGAGCGGCGCGGGAAAGACTTGCCGGAAACGCTGAAAGCGGTGCTTCTTATGCAGTCAGAATCAGGGGGGGCTGTGACGGAGGAGGCAAAGGCGCGTTAGTTCAGACGGAGAAAAGCGGTACGCTGGGCACGGGGAACGATCAGACGATTTTTACGCCCACGCCCATAAACCTGATGGTGGCTACGCGCTGTGAAGCGTTAGGGCGCGGAACAGGATTTGGCGTAGGAGAACCGGGAGACCCAGCGAACACCATTTCCGCCGCACATTCGCATGGCGTATTTGCAACGGCTATCCCAATCAACGACAAAGCCACAAGATGGCAGGGCGGTGGCGAGAGCCGCAACCACGATGGCAGCGGCAACGGTCTTGGCATCGGAAAAGAGGGCGACCCGTCCCCTACGCTGACCGCTGGCGACCGCCACGGGGTAATAACAGGCGGAAACCAAGTGCCACTGACATATCAAATGCAAGGGTTCGGAGATTACCGCGCCGGAGAGGTTGCAAGTAGCTGCAAGCAACGGGACTTTAAGGACAGCACAGACCTTGTGTGCGCCATAGACTTCCGTAATTTCCGAGAGGGTGGAGAGGTAAACGACACGCTGCAAGCAAAAGAAAGCGGCAGGCAAAGCCTGAACCTGAATAATACAGTCCGGAAGAACATGGTGGTGCGCCGATTGACGCCGATGGAATGCGAACGGCTACAAGGTTTCCCAGACGGATGGACAGATATCGGAGAGTGGGTAGACGAGGAGGGCAGAACGCACAAACAGGCAGACTCTCCGAGGTACAAGGCACTTGGAAATTCTATTGCACTTCCGTTTTGGCATTGGATGTTCTGCCGAATGGCCAACCATTTGCCGAGCGGAGCGACACTTGGCAGTTTGTTTGACGGAATAGGAGGGTTCCCGCTGTGCTGGGAAAGCATCCATGGGAAAGGAACGGCAAGATGGGCAAGCGAGATCGAGAAATTCCCGATAGCTGTAACGAAGTTAAGGTTCCCGGAGGAATCATGAAAATAACAATTCCCGAAATCCCCCCGTCGCTGAACAAGTACGCCGGGCGGGCAAATACCTGGGACTACCGAGCGGAAAAGCAGCGCTGGCTGCAGCTGTTTGTTGCATACTGCCCCAAGTGCAAACCTATGGGCAAGGCGGTGGTGACCATCACCTACTACTTCCCCACCCGACACCGGCATGACCCGGATAACTACAACGGCAAGATGCTGATGGACGGGCTGGTACACCGGGGAGTAATCGCCGATGATAGCTTTGACCATGTCGAGCTGCGGCTGCGTGGGGCATATGACCCCCAAAACCCAAGAACAGAAATTGACATAGAGGAGGTAACACAATGGGTAAATACGGAACGGAAATAGAGCGGGAGAATCCGCTTTTTGAGGGACAAAGTGCCGAGGAATTTATCAAGCGCTGGAACGCTGTCACCAAAGCCATAAAAATGCGCGCAGAGATGGCCGAGCAGGAAAAGGTGGTGAGTTATGATGTCATACGATAAAGCGTCTCCTAACGCCAAAATCGACTGTTCTAATTCAAACGACCCGGAGTTCCTGGAGCAGCTGGTGCGGGAGGGCAAGACCAACAGGGAGATTGCCTTAATTCTCGATCTTGATTACGGCTCTGTGGCCCAAATCTTGTCTCGTTATGGAATCAAGAGAGACCCAAACCGGCCCTGCAAGAGATGCGGAGGGCCGATAGGCAGCACCAACACCAGGCAGCTGTATTGCAAGGAGTGTCAAAAGGCCATGGACAGCATCCGGGCCCGCAAAAGCAGTATGAAAAAAGCCGAGCCGAAGAAATGCGAATACTGCGGGAAGGAATATTTCGGCCAGCCGGGACAAAAGTACTGCTCCAAACAATGCTACAAGGACGCGGCGGCATCCGGTAAGTATAAGCGCCCCAAGAATTGGATAAAGCGCCGGGATGGGAAAATCGACATCGAGATAAGGGTTTGCGGCAAAACCACGGAGCGACGGGAGAGCGTTGACTACTACGAAGCCCGGGGGATTTGGCACCGTGGCTGGATAGGTCAGGGCTATGCCGCCTTAGTAACGGTAGATGGCCACAGGCTGGAGACCCTGCCGCAAATAAAGACATTCTTCGGATTTAGGAGGGATTCGCTATGAGGAACTGGATGGCAGCGGCAGTTACGATAATCTTAGTTGCTACCTGCATAATGGTTCTATCGGCTATTTCGGCAGAAAGGTGGAACCATGTGGATGAAATGGCCCAGGCGGAGATGACCGCAGAGGAACAGGAACGCCGGGAGCAGGCAGCCTATTACAAGGGTTGGCAGGACTGCAAGCAACATTATCTTGAGAATTTTGGAGGGTGAGCCAATGACCGTAAAGGACTACTACGAAGTAATCCGGGACATAGACCGGCTGGCTGCTGCCGTTGACGCAGAGGGTGCAGTCACCCTCGACCATGACGATGCGGAGCAGATATGGGCGCTGCTGCTGGACTACAAGGATTTGCTTATGGCACTGGAGGTGGGATGATGTGCAAGTGGATGGAAGATGAAGTCTGTGTAAACAGCGATTGCCCGGCGGTTGCAGATTTTTGCCCCGTAGTAAACCATCCGGGCGTGTGCCGGTACGAGGAAATGGACGAAAACAAAGGCGTGGTTAGAAACGACACTTTGTCGGTAAAGGAGGGATAACATGGATGCTGTGAAGTTTATTGAGGAACGCAATAGAATGTGCGAGAGTTTTGGTGATGGATGTACTGGGTGCCCAGCTTCTAATGCTTGCAAGAATGAGCTATGTTGCGCATTTGATCAAGGGTCAACGCTGGACGCTACGGATCAGGTTGCTATGGTCGAGAATTGGTCTGCTGCACACCCGCGCAAGACACGGCAGAGCGTGTTTCTTGAGCACTGGCCGGATGCGGATATTGACTGTTGTGGCGTGCTGACAATATGCCCCTCTCCAATTTCTACATCGCATAGGAACGCATATGGAGGATGTGCAAACATTGGCGTCAAATGTCCTGACTGCCGCCGCGAGTTTTGGATGCAGGAGGTAGAATAATGGAGGGAAAAGAATCGTTTGTGTTTGAATACACGATGCCATCGCTCGATTGGTACGAAATAATCAAGGTGGAAATCAACCCGGAGAAATTCTATTGCTTTGGGCTCGAATTGAGGTTCGGCAACGATTGGTGGCTTATTGGTATGAATCCGCCTGATTCAAATTCGTCTTTTGACAAATGGTCTGAAATATGCCTCGGAAGGCTTACCCGCAGAGACGCTGCAAGGTTTGCCGTATGGGCAGGCAGAAAGCTCATCAGAATCGGAGCCATAAGCAGAGCGCTTGACCTCGTAAAAGAAATAGAAACGCTGATAGCTTTAATTAAGGAGGTAGAATGATGGAAAATTTGTTGCAAAACATCGCCAGCGTGCTGTGGATTGTGTTAGGCGTGTGCTTTTTCTTTGGACTAAGGAAGTGGGACAAGAGGTTCAGCGAGTTGTATGACGAACTGAAACGGGAGGTAGAGTGATGGAACGACTGACATACCGGCTTAAAACGGGAGAAGTTCTTATGGCAACAGAATACGAAGAAAAGTACACAAAGGATGAGTGGATTGTCATGCTCCAATGCCGCCTTGCCGCCTACGAGGACACGGGACTGACGCCGGAGGAAATTAACGATTTGGCGAGTGTGCGGGAAATATCGCCGGAAGCAGAATACGCCATCAACAAGCACGCCGACAATATCATTGAGCGGCTTGACAAGCTGCTCCACCAGACGGACGACGATGCCCGCCTGCGCGATCTGGCCGAGGCCGACAAGGACGGGCGGCTGGTGGTGCTGCCGGAAGGAGGAGAAAAAGATGGCTGAATACATAGACAGGGAAGCGTTTAAGAAAAGCGTCGAGGACGATTTCTGCTCCTACGGCGAGAGAAAGAACGGAGGTGACAACGATGCGGTTGATTGACGCTGACGCGCTGGAAAACCAGTTTGGAGTGTCCGATGAAGACCTCCTTGCACTGGACGAAATTCGACACGCTCCTACTGTTGATGCGGTGCCGGTGGTCAGATGCAAAGACTGTAAGTACAGAGATGGTACACCGGGGCAGCCGAATATACTTTGTGCGCAGATGCACGAGGACGATTTCTGCTCCTACGGCAAAAGAAAGGAGGAGCCACATGATAGACTACAAAAAGGCCTGTAAGTGGGAGCTCGGCAGGTATTACGAAAAGCTCATGGCCATCGACAGCCTGCAGGACGAGATCGATATGTTGACGGCCAGAATGGAGGGCATCAGGTCGCCCAAAATGGACGCCACACCTGTACAGGGCGGCAGCTCGACTGCCGAGGAACGCATCATAAACGCCATCTGCAATAGGGACAACCTAACCGTCAACCATGAGCTGGTTAAGTGGCAAGTGCGGCAGATGGACCGTGGCCTGTCTATCCTGACCGACCAGCAGCGCAGGATACTTGAGGTGGCCGTCATGCGGCGTGAGTACAATGCCATCGATAGATTATGTGACGAGCTGCACATCAGCAGGTCGGAGCTGTACCGCAGGATGGACGAGGCACTAAAGAGATACGCTATTTGCCGATACGGTGTGACCGAGCTGTAAAACTTGGGACAAATTCGGGACAAAATAACGCCTAACATAGTGTATACTAATATCGTGGTAAAACACAGACTTCCCTTGACATTCCTCCTGGTGGGGAGCCGGGCCCCTAATCCCGGCGATCTGCTCCCGTAGCTCAATGGTAGAGCGGCTGCCTTGTAAGCAGCGGGTTATAGGTTCAAGCCCTATCGGGTGCTCCACCTTCATGTTTTACCTCCTTTTTACGGGGCCGCCGATGCCCCGTTATCCCATCGGCCGAAGATACATGACCTTCGTAAAAAAGGTGCCGCGCTGGCAGACCGCAAGTTCGCAATAGCCTGCCTTACCAAAAGCAGTCAGAGAGTACCGAAAGGCGCTCTCTTTCTTTATGCCATAAAGGAGGGGATACCTATGGATTTAATAGCCCGCAAAATCCCGCAGAGCGACACCATCAAGGTATATCCGGTATCTGATGTGCATTTGGGCAGCATCCTACATGATAAAGAGGGCTGGCAAGCATTCTGCCGCCGGGTAGAGCGGGAGGACGCTTATCTCATCCTTGGCGGCGATCTCATCAACAACAATACCCGGAACGCGGTGGGAAGCCCCTTTGAGGATTATATCCGCCCGCGGGAGCAGAAAAAGATGATGGCGGAAATGCTAACGCCCATCAAGGATAAGATACTCTGCGCGGTATCCGGTAACCACGAAGCGAGGACGGCCAAGGACACCGACCAAGACATTATGGGCGATATCATGTGCAAGCTGGACATGGAGGACTACTACGCCGAGGATATAGCATTCCTCAAGCTGGAGATTGGGCGCAGGGTAACAAGAGATATCCCTATCACCAGCTATACGATGGCTGTTACCCATGGCTCCGGCGGCGGCATTTACACCGGTGCAACGGTCAACCGCAATGAGCGCTTCGGCTACACCATAGAGGGCATTGACGCTCTGATTGTTGGCCATACCCACAAAGGCACCATCAGTAAGCCCAAAAAGATCGTGGTGGACAGTAACAACAATGTTATCCGTACCAAGCAGCTGGTAGTGGTTAGCTGTACCGCATGGCAGCAGTACGGAGGCTACGCAGCCCGGAAGATGCTATTGCCCAGCAGCGAGAGCGACCATGAGCAGCCGCAGACGCTCCTGCTGTGCGGGAACAAGACAGGCACTAAGCGGATAACCACGGTTTGGTAACAATAATTGGTAGCCCGGCATAGTAGACACCGGGAGGGATAGGGCGGGAAGAATTTTGAAAGGAGGTGCCGAAGATGGCCAGTGGATGCAGTGCGAAAAGCAAAGAGAACCTGCGCCCATGGAAAAAAGGGCAGAGTGGGAACCCAAGTGGGAGGGCGAAAATCCCCGAAGACGCCAAAGCAATGCTGAAAGCGGCGACTCCTGCGGCAGTCAAGCTGCTGGTGGATACCCTCAACAACACAAATGAGAAAACCGAAACGCGGGTAAAGTGCGCAGAAACCGTACTTGACCGTGTATACGGCAAGGCCAATCAGCCGATTGATTTGGGTGGCGAGATACCCAAAATCGAGATCGTGCTGGGCAATGGCAAGGAGTACGCCAAATGACGGTCAATTTAGGCACACCGAATCCCAAGCAGGAGCAGTTTTTGCTGTCGGAAAAGCGCAGGGTGTGTTACGGCGGTGCCAGAGGCGGCGGTAAGAGCTGGGTGGTGCGAGCAAAGGCCACCATGCTTGCCGTTAATTATAGCGGCATCAAGATACTGATCCTGCGCCGGACATATGCCGACCTGTGGCAAAACCATGTGTTGGAGCTGCGAAAGGTGCTGGAACCCGACATAGCAACCTATCGGGACTCGGAAAAGGCGATGATATTCCCAAACGGCAGTCGTATCCGTTTTGGATACTGCTCCGCCGAGGCCGATGTATTGCAGTATCAGGGGCAAGAGTACGACATCATGTTTTTGGACGAGGCGACACAGTTTACTGAGTTTATGTACAACAACCTTGTGGCCAGTAACCGTGGTGCCAACGACTTCCCCCATCGGATGTACCTGACCTGCAACCCCGGAGGAGTCGGCCATGCGTGGGTCAAGCGCCTGTTTATCGACCGGGACTACACGGCCTCTGAAAACCCAGAAGACTACGAGTTTATACCGGCAAAGGTGTACGACAACAAGGTTTTGGTGGATAAGGACCCAGACTATGTTCGGATGCTGGAGACGCTGCCGGAGGATATGCGCCGGGCATGGCTGGACGGCGACTGGAATGTGTTTGCAGGGCAGTATTTTGCAGAGTGGCGTGATGATATCCATGTGATAGACCCCATCGAGATACCCGACTGGTGGAGACGCTACTTTGCCATGGACTACGGCTTGGATATGCTGGCCGGATACTGGATCGCCATTGACGGCGAGGGCAACGGCTATGTGTACCGAGAGATATACGAGTCGGGGCTGATTGCATCGGATGCCGCCATGCGTATCAAGGAGGCCAACGGGGACGATAAGATCGAGCAATGGCTTGCACCGCCCGACCTGTGGAACAGGCGTAACGACACAGGACGCAGCGTGGCAGACATATTTATGGAGCAGGACATTCCGCTGGTCAAGGTGGACAACGACCGTATCAACGGCTGGCAGGATGTACACGAGTGGCTCAAGCCGAGGGACAGCAGAGATATCATAACCGGCGACAAGACAAGGATAGCAGGGCTGCGGTTTTTCCGCAACTGTAAGCAGGTCATCCGCTGTTTGCCGATGGTCCAGTATGACGACCACAAGCCTAACGATGTAGCGACAGAGCCGCACGAGCTGACCCATGCACCTGATGCCATCAGGTATTTTTGCAGCGGGAGACCGTATGCGGGACAGCCGCCGGTTACAAAGTACAAGCTGCCGCCGGAGCTGCGGCAGCCAGAAGAACAAGGAGGGTATCAGGTATGGTAAGACGATGGCTTAAACGCCTGATCCTGTGGGCGTTAGGGGACGACCAAACGGCACAGGAGCAATATGCAACAAAGATATTCAACGAGTGGCTTAACGGCCCGGAGGATTGATATGAGTGATGTAACCCTGTGGACGCTATACCGAGAGGGTGTAGCGTACCACAACAAGATGGGCTTTAGCACCAAATTCCCTACCTTTGTTCGATTTAAGGAGGGCGACCAGTGGCCACAAGCGACAGAGCGCACCAAGAACCTGCCGAGACCCGTCCTTAACATTGTGGACATGATCGTCCGCAGCAAGCGCTCCAGCGTGCTTGACCAGCCTGTCAGCATCGTCTACAGACAGGGCAGCGCCAGCGGTAACGAAATCCTTGACCAGATGCACCAGGACGCCGCCGAGAACTGCACCGAGTACGCACGGACGATCTGGGACAGAGCCGACATGGACAAACTGTGCAACGAGGCGTGTGACGATGCAGCGACCAACGGCACAGGCATCTGGCACTTTTACTGGGACACCAGCGTAACAGGCGACAAATATGTAGGGGAGCTTCGTGGGGAAACCGTGGATGCTCTCAATTTTTTTGTAGCCAACCCGCAGCTCCGGGATGTACAGAAGCAGGACTACCTCATCATCGCCCAGCGGCTCAAACTGGGCGCTGTGCGCAAGATGGCAAAGGACAGGGGCTTGCCTGCGGAAAAGGTGGCAAACATCTGTCCCGATGAATTTGAGGATGCAAGCACCTATCAGGCCGAGAGAATCGAGCTAGACGGCAAGGGAAACGAAAAGGTCACGGTGCTGACCAAGTATTACCGCAAGAACGGTGAGGTCGTATTTGACAAAGCGACCCGCAGCGTGGAGATATGCACGGCAGTACCGCTTACCCCGCAGGGCAGCCCCGTCCGCATCAAGCTGTACCCTGTGGCGGCGCTCAACTGGAAACTGCGTAAAGCCTGTTTCTACGGCATCGGCGAAATCGAGGGGCTTATCCCCAACCAAAAGCTCATCAACTTTATGTACGGAATGCAGGCGCTGGCCATCCAGCAGATGGGCTTCCCGAAAATCGTGGCAAAGCCCGGTGCAATCAGACAGCCGCTGACAAACGAGCCGGGGGAGATCGTCACCGACTACTCCAACGGCGGGATATCGTACCTGCAGCCTCCGGCGTTTTCGTCTGCTGCTACGCAGGTGAGCAACGACATGATCGACCTTACCCGCGTAGTGACAGGCACGACAGAGGTAACGACCGGCGAGTCCTTGGGCGCAAACATGGCTGCATCCGCAATCATCGCTTTGCAAAACCAAGCGCAGACCCCTGTCAACGAGATTCAGCGCAGATACTGGCACGCAGTTAAGGAGATCGGTCGCATTTGGATGGAGTTTTTCAAAACCTACTGCTCCGACAAGCGGGAAATCGTCATTGAGATGGGGGACGAGGTATCCGGCAGAGCATTTACGGGTACAGACTACGCCATGTACGACTTTGACCTGCAGGTGGATGTAGGCGCTTCGTCCGAGTATTCTGCGGTGCTGGCACAGGCCACCTTGGACAAGATGCTTGACCGAGGAGACATTTCCATCGACCAGTACATCGAGCTTTCCGACCCGAATGTAGCTCCATTCAAGGAAAAGTTCAAGCGAATGCGGGAGATGCAGCCGACCCAGATGGGAATGCCTGGCGTTCCGGAGGAAGAAGTGAACGGCGTACAGAGCGTTTCCGGCATTGGCGGAGTTCCGCTGCCGGATGTGCCAAAGGCCCCGACCGTCATGGACAAGTTCAAAGGAGGTGGCAACAATGCTGTGCCCAAACTGTAAGGCAGAGATGCGGATCACAGGCAAATACCTTACATTCACCGGGGATACCTCTCCAAACACAGAGACAAAAGCGTTTATCAAGCTGCAGCTGGAGTGCAAGAACCCCAAATGCACCAACAGGACACCGACCTATGTGACCAACCCCTTGGAGGGATAACCAATTTTTAAGTGGCTGCTAAACGGAACAAACCGAACCTCGCCACAGAAAGGAATTTATGGACGAAGAAATCATGACTGCTGCCAATGAAGATATCGTTGAAGATATCGACTCCTCTCCCGCAGTAGAGGAAACCGAGCCTGTCGAGCAGGAAGAACCTGCGGTGCAGGAAGAACCGACCGAGACACAGCGTGTGTCACGGAGAATCAAAGAAGCATCCCAAAAGAGCGTGGACGACTTTGTACGCAGCATGGGCCTGACCAATCATTATGACAATGACAGACCCATCACCACAAAGGCGGAGTACGAAGCCTTTGTTGCGATGCAGCGGCTGGACGAGGACGGCCAAACCGACCCCGTATCAGCTTACCGAAATCAATCCTTGGAAGCGGAGATTACCCGTTTGCGGAGCAATGAGCGCATGAGAGAGCTGGAGGCTGACCCTGTAAGAGGGCAGACATTCACAAAGCTCAAAGACCAAGTGGTTGAATTGATGGACTACTGCACCCAGCAGGGGACGCCCTGCAGCGTTGATGCAGCGTTCAACACAATTTTGGCGAACAGCTATTTTGACCTCGCCAACGATGCTGCAAACAAGGCAAAGGAGGACACGCTCCGAAGAATCAACAACAACGCACAAGCATCTCCCGGAGCATTGACGGGCGAAAGCCCAGAAACCGAAGCCGACTACATGAAGATGTCGGACAAAGACTTTGAAAAGCTGTATCAAGCTGCACTCCGGGGGGAATTAAAAAATTAAGGAGTGTATAAAACCATGGCAACTACTACCCAGACTTACGGTAATCTTACCGCTGAACAGAAAACTTTTTATGACCGCACCCTGCTGTCCCGGCTGCTGCCCAATCTGACCTTCCTCAAGTACGGCCAGAAGCGCCCCATGCCGAAGAACGAGGGCGACACTATCAACTTCCGCCGCTTCAACTCCCTTGATGTCCCTGCGGCATCCCTGACCGAGGGTGTGACCCCTGACGGCGACAACCTGTCCATCACCGCTGTGACCGCTACCGTGGCGCAGGAGGGCAACTGGGTTCGACTGTCTGACAAGATCAGCATGGTCGGCATCGACCCTGTCCTGACGGAGTCCGCTGCGCTGATGGGCGAAAACGCCGCCAAGACCCTGGAGACCCGCTGCGCGGATGTTATCTTCAAGGGTACTTCCCAGCAGTTTGCTGGCGGCGCTGCTTCCGCTGCCGCTATCGCCGCCGGTAAGGTGGTAAACAGCGAAGAGATCAAGAAAGCGGTGCGCACCCTGCGCAACAACAACGCCGAGCCCCTGGAGGGCGGCTATTACATCGGCTTCTGCGATCCCAGTGTAGCATACGACCTGCAGAACGACAGCCTGTGGCAGGATATCTCCAAGTACAATGGTGCAGAGAACATCATGAAGGGCGAGATCGGTCGTATCCATGGTGTCCGTTTCATTCTGACCACCATGTGTCCCACCGATGCAACGACCGCTACTGCGGGTACCCTGCATAAGACCCTTATCGTAGGCAAGGACGCTTACGGCGTGGTCGATGTGAACGGCTCCTCCAAGCCCGAAATCATCATCAAGCCCACTGGCTCCGCCGGTACCGAGGATCCCCTGAACCAGCGCGCGAGTGTCGGCTGGAAAGCGATGGCAGTTACTGTCCGTCTGCAGGAGCTGGCAATGGTCTGCATTCAGTCCATGGCTTCTGCCTAACCAAATACAAGGGAGGGGGTAACACCCCTCCCTTCTTTTACAGAAAGGATTTAACATGGCTAAAGAGATTAAGAACCCCGACATGGTCGGAGAGATCGTAGAAAAAGCGACCGGAGAGGAACTCGCCAAGGGCAAGAAGGTACGCATCCGTCTGCCGAAGGACAAGCTGAACAAAGAAGATGTCGTAGTGCCTGTGTGCATCAACGGCTATACTTATCAGATCAAGCGCGGCGAATGGGTGGATGTACCCGAAGAAGTTGCCCGCATCCTTGAAGAAGCAGGGTACATGGGGTGATTGAATGAACAAGAACGATGCCATCAACGGTGCGCTGCGGTGGATAGATGAAGCCACCGTAAACGGCGCTGCCGCAAGCAACGGATTTATAGCCGACTACAAGGACAGAATGGAGCACCTGCTGGACGGTGCTGTTGCAATGGTGGAATCGCAGTTCCCGCTGATCGAATCCATCAGCATCGTTCAGAACATGCCTCGGTGCATGGAGGGCTCCCATTTTGAAGCTAAGACGGTTTATCCCGGTGATACCTACGAGTTTACCAACAGTGATGCAAAAGCCTACACGCTTGAAATTTGCGGTGTTCTAACAGCGACTATCGATGGGGCCCGGCAGCAGATTACCGCTCCTGAGTTCCAACGGCTTTCCGGCAGCTTTAACGGCAGTATCAAGTTGGAATCGCAGTACCCATTCCAGGTAAGAAACGCTGCGTTTTATGCATTCCCGCTGGTAGAAATCCCGGAGCACATAGCATGGGTGCCGTATGAGCTGCCCCAGCAGATGAACGGCATGGTGAAAATTCTTTTCTCCGGTGACGGCGTGGCCTTCCGCGACTTTTCCGACTACCGGCGGCTGGATGAATACCATATTGCGATCCCGTACCATTACAGCGGGCAGTTCGATATCCAGTATAAGCACCGGCACGCCACCCTTGCAGGCGCTTCCGGAGCGACCGAGATAGAGGTGGAGCCCAAGGCGGTTCCGCTGATTCCACTCCGGCTGGCCATTGATGCCACAAGCGGCATTGATGAGACACTGGCGCTGAACCAGTTCCTCACCGGACGCTTTGCAGAGATGGTAGGCGCTATGACGGACGAGGACATCGAGAAACACCAAGTAATTGAAACCGTATTCATGATGTAAGGAGGGGAGCAAATGAGATATTCCCCGGCAAAACTCCCCAGCGCTGATGTGGCAAAGACCAATGCCATGGTCATTAACGACTTTTATGGCTGCGACTTTTCCAGCGGCGCAACCAATATCGACCCAAGAAGAAGCCCCAACTGCGAGAACATGATCCGTTCCTCCCCCGGTCGCGTGAGAAAGCGCCTTGGCTTTGCCAAAACGGCGGTATACGATGGCCGTATCAATGGTCGGTTCTCTCTGGATGGGACAGATATTATCCATGCGGGCACGAAACTGTATGCAGGCGATACGCTGATCTCTTCCGCCATGAACGATGCCTTTTCGGTTGGCAAGAACTTCGATAAAGCGCTGTACCTTCTGGATGGAGCACACTACTACAAGGTAACGCACAGTGACGGCACCTTCACCGTGGCTAATGTATCGGACAGCGCCTATGTGCCGCGCATCGTTATCAATAAAAATCCGGATGGTACCGGCGGAACAACTTATGAGGATATCAACCTCATGTCGGATAAGTGGACGGAATCTTTCTATGTAGGAGATAAGACCGCAGCAGCAACAGTATTTCAACTTTCCCTTGAAAATTTGGATACAACACCTGTAACGGCAAAGATATTGCAAGCTGACGGTTCCTTCGTAGACAAGGTGGAGACTACAGACTTTACTGTAAACCGCACCAGCGGCACCGTGACATTCGTAGCCGCTCCGGGTAAATCCCCTTTGGAGGGCGCGGACAATGTATATATCACTGCATCCAAGGACAGGAGTGAGAGCCGCAGCCGCATTACGAACTGTGATACCTGTATTGTGTATGGCGAGACGGGCACACGGCTATTTGTGACCGGCGATCCGAACTTTAAGAACAGGGATTTTTGGTCGGCGCAGAATGATTTTTCCTATTTTTCCGATTTATCCTATTCGATACTGGGCGAGGATAGCGAGCGCATTGTAGGTTATTCCATCGTGGGCGACAGGATAGCGGCCCACAAGAGCGGAACCACCGGCGCGGTGTATGTGCGCACCGGCTCCACGGTAACGGAGACCGATGATCTCGGCAACAGCGTGGAGACCTTTGCATTTAAGACCGGAAATGTCATCACCGGACACGGCGCAATCGCTCCGCACAGCTTTGTGCCGACCGATAACGAGCCGCTGTTCCTTTCCTCCACCGGCATATTTGCACTGACTGCTTCCGATGTGACCGGCGAGCGCTATGTGCAGAGCCGCAGCTTTTATATCAATCCGAAGCTGCTTTCGGAAAGCAATATCGCAGATGCCTACGCTTGCCTACACAAGGACTTTTATTTCATTGCGGCCGGTGCTGGCGTGTATGTGCTTGACCTGCTGCAAAAGCACTACGAGGAAGGGGAGCCGTATTCCAACTACCAGTATGAGTGCTTTTATCTGACCGGAATACCCGCAAGGGTGATCTGGGATGATAACGGCGAACTGTTCTTTGGTACGGCGGACGGCAAAGTATGCAAATTCAATACCGATGAGACCGCTCCCAACTCCTACAACGACACGATAGACGGGGAGACATACACACCAGTAGGGTGCCAGTGGGAAACCCCAGATATCGATGGCAAGACCTTCTATTCCAGCAAGCACTTCCGTTACCTTGCGTGCAGGCTGTCTGCGTTCGTTCGGACGAGCGTAAACGCCTCTGCGATGTGCAGCGGCAAGTGGATCTCCATTCTGACTGATGCGAGAACTGCCCGCTTCTTCTCATGGGAGGATATAGACTGGTCGAAATGGACATGGAGTACCGATGCAACTCCGAAGGTGCTGGGCCGAAAGCTGGATATGCGCAACCTTGATAAAGTGCGGTTCCGCTTCTCAAATGGCAATGCGGAGCCTTTCGGCATCGAGAACATTGCAGTAGAGTACCGAGAAACGAGAAAGTACAGGGGGTAAGCTATGTTTGAAAAGATCAAAGCATCCGACGGCAATCCCTATACCCCGGATGCAGTATTTACCGATAGTGACGGCAACAGGGTTGGGGTAATTGGGCAGGACACCACCCCGAACCTTTCCGTCAGTGAAATGCAATTCTCCGTAGAAGCTGTTGTGCGTGAGGTCGTCATTCCTGCGTATAACAGCCTTGTTGATGCCCTGAACGCACTGGCGGCTGCCAGCAATATGGGCGCAGCAGATATTAAAGGTAATGCCAGCACCGTACAGGCGGAGCTGGCCAAGCGTATCATCACCGGCAATGTGAAATACATCCGGTTGAACAGTGACAAGGTGCTGGAAACCAGCAATGACGGCGAGACATGGGAAGCCACCGGTTCTTCCGGCCACATCATCATAGCGCCGGATGGCACAGTAGCGCCGCAGCGCAGCCGCCTGAAATTCGCCAATGGCACAGTAACCGATGATGGTTCCGAAACCATTGTTACCGGCCTGAAAGGCGATACCGGCCCGCAGGGCGAGAAAGGCGACACAGGCGAGCAGGGGCCGAAGGGTGACCAAGGCCTGACAGGCCCCGTTATTGTTCCCTATGTAGATGCCAGCGGCGTTATGTCCTTCACCATTCAGGATACCGCCATTGCCCCGCAGGCCGTCAGTGTGAGAGGCCCGCAGGGGCCGCAGGGCGTACAGGGCGAGCAGGGCGCACAGGGTACGAGAGGCCCGCAAGGCTTACAGGGTGTACAGGGCATCCAAGGCCCCAAGGGCGAAACAGGCGAACAGGGCCCTGCCGGTGCTACCGGTGCCACAGGCGCAACCGGCCCCAAAGGTGATAAAGGCGATACTGGCCCCAAGGGTGATACCGGTGCAACCGGTGCCCGTGGAGCAACCGGCGCAACCGGCGCACAAGGCCCTGCTGGCCCCGCAGGCCCCAAGGGTGAACAGGGTGACACCGGCGCTACAGGCGCTCCCGGCGGCAGAGGCCCGGAAGGCCCGCAAGGCCCAATCGGCCCACAAGGCCCCGTAGGCCCCGCAGGTAAAGACGGAACCAGCCTGTATATCGAGGACAGCTATCCTACACTGGCAGCGCTTAAAAACGCAATCCCAGCCGGTAACGATAAGATGTACTATGTGCAGGAAGATGGCGAGTGCTACATTTACAGCGAGACCTCCAATGACTGGGTAAGTGTAGGTGCTTTGCAAGGCCCCATCGGCCCCCAGGGCCCGCAGGGCGTACAGGGGCCGCAAGGTGTGCAAGGCCCAACCGGTGAAACTGGTGCGACAGGCGCAACAGGCCCAAAGGGCGCACCTGGCGAAAAGGGCGCAGACGGTGCAGCTGCTACCATCACGGTCGGTACAGTTACTTCCGGCGCTGCTGCTTCCGTCACCAACAGCGGCACTACCTCCGCTGCGGTTTTCGATTTTGTACTCCCCAAAGGTGACAAAGGCGAAAAGGGCGATACCGGCGCAACAGGCCCACAGGGCGAGACTGGCGCTACTGGCCCGGCTGGCGCTACCGGCGCTACAGGCCCCCAAGGTGAGCAGGGTATTCAGGGCGTTCAAGGCCCCGTTGGCCCGCAGGGCGAACAAGGCCCCGCAGGCGTAGCCGGTGCCGATGGTAAATCCGCCTATCAGACCGCCGTAGAGGGCGGCTATTCCGGTACGGAAACGGCGTTCAATGCGGCGCTGGCGGATGTGCCCGGCCATATTGCAAGCAAGGCCAACCCCCACGAAGTAACCAAAACGCAAGTGGGCCTTAGCAATGTGGACAATGTGAAGCAGGCCCCCTATACCCATGTTTCCGATAAGGCTAACCCACATGGCGTAACCAAAGCCCAGGTCGGACTTGGAAATGTAGATAACACCAGCGATGCCAATAAGCCTGTTTCCACTGCACAGCAGACAGCGATTAACGCCTGCAAGGTAAAGAAAGCAAGCGTTACCCTGACCGCTGCCGGGTGGACAGGAGCTGCAAGCCCCTATGCGCAGACCATAACCCTTCCCGGCATCACCGTCAACAGCAAAGTAGACATTCAAATGGACGCAACAGCCCTCGGTGTACTCATCGACAGCGGCACCAGCGCTATCTGGATTGAAAACAACAATGGCACCCTTACCGCAAAAGCGCTTGGAGAGAAGCCCAACGCCAATCTTTCGGTTCAGGTGACCATCACGGAGGTAACTGCATGAGCGTAATTTACGGCAATCCAATTATTGCAGGTGGTGGCGGCCTTGAGCTTGTGGCAAATGTCGCTGACGGGGCGACCGTTACTGCTACTCTTGGCAGTAAGACAGTAACAGGCGTTTCTGTTGGTGGTCAGGCTCGGCTTAAAATTCCACAGGAGGGCAAATGGACGGTTTCCGCAACAAGCGGAGCACTTGTATCTGCACCACAGGAAATCATCGTCCCTGCCACAGTTGATATTGCATTGGTGATGCAGGAGCTGAACGATAACAGCTGGGCAGCCATCAAGCAAGTGTCTGACGCAAACATGGGAGCAAACTTCTGGTCAGTTGGTGACTGCAAAGAAGTGACCATGAACGGCAAAGTTTCCAATGGTCTTACGCTTACCAACTATTCTGCTTGGGTGTTTATCATTGGCTTTAATCACAACTCAGAGCGTGAGGGAAATGGCATAGCATTTCAGGGATTCAAAGCTACAAAGAACGGTACGCCTGTATGTTTGGTCGATAGTCGATACAACAACCGATGTAGCAGCGTGTGGTTCTGTATGAATGCTTCTTCGGCAAGTGGTTCGACAACAAGTGCCGGGGGTTGGGCGTCTTGTGGCATGAGGAATGACATTATGCCACTTATTAAAGCAGCTTTCCCGTCTGACCTTCAAACCGTTATTAAGACCAGCACTATTTATACCGATAATACAGGAAGCGGCATTGCTGCTGTAGTACCAACTGCTACGAAGGATGATGTGTTCCTACTTGCGGAATATGAAGTATTCGGGACAAGAACCAATGCCTCAACGCTGGAGCCGAACTATCTTAAACAATACAGCTATTACTCTGCGGGAAACAGCAAGGTAATGTATCGGCATAATGCTACTGATACTGATGTTCGTTGGTGGGAGCGTTCTCCCGCATCCAGCTACTCCAGCAGTTTCTGTACTGTCGTCGCCAACGGCAGTGCCAACCATTACAACGCCTCAATTTCGCAGGGCGTGTCCACCGCTTTCAAGGTATAACATATGGACTATATTTGTTTTAACCGTTTTAAGCAAAATGCCTTGTGTGGTGAAGTAAACATTCCGTATGGCACAAAGCTTGATGAAACCAACAATGTAATCAGCCACCGCGGGAATCCCATTTGCTATATAAAAAGCCAAAACGCCTATGACTATTTTGCAAGGAATGATGATGGTAAAGGCTTGGAGCGTGGGAAACTAACAGCAGAAATAATCAAGCTGCTGAATAACCGCACAGACGGAAAGTACCAAGACCGATGGGATAGGATTTGGGATGATTTATCCTTGCTGAAATACAAACGCCCCGAACACGATGACTATTGGTTGTGGAACTATGATTTTTTCAATGCTTCGATTGAGGAGCTTAACAGAATTAAATCCATGATACTGGAGGTGTGACAATGTATAAAATCAAGGCAGAAGGCAAGGAATACTATTCCGACACCTTGGTATATGTGAAGAAGGCACCAAACGGATGCTATGTTCCTTGTTTGGCAGAGGAAGCGGAGTATGTTGTCGGGAAAGTACCGGAAGATACCATTTTCGAAAACGCTGAAATAGAAAATTTCGATGGTGGTTCCATGGCGTCCGATATGCAGGAAGCCTTAAACATTATGGGGGTGAACTAAATGGGCTACTATACAGAAAAAGCCAAAGAAGTAAAAGCAAAGCAGGAAGCAGAGCTGGAACAGCTGAAAGCAGCTTTGCAAACCCTTGGCGTAGAGACCGAAGAAAAGGAGGAAACAGCCAATGCGAAATGACATCTTAGAGCAGGCGCAGGAAATCCGGACGAGCATCGACAGCGTGACCGGCACCATGGCAGATGCTGATGCAGCAAAGAACCCTATGCTGTTCCTGCCATGGGAGACTGATACCAAGTATGCGGTGGGTGACCGCAGACGGCACGATGGCAAGGTATACAAGTGCTTGCAGGCTCACACCTCACAGGCAGGCTGGGAACCTCCGGCCGTTCCTGCCCTGTGGGTAGTCGTCAATGTCAGTTCTCCCGGCACGATTGATGATCCCATCCCGGCATCGAAGGGCATGGAATACGAGTACGGCAAATACTACCTCGACCCGGAGGACAAGAAAACCTACCTCTGCAAGCGTTTGAATGAAACAGGCACCATCGTGCTGTATTACCTGCCGCACGAGCTTGTAGGCCAGTATTTTGAGGAGGCATAACCCATGGAAATTGCACTGGCCCTCCTCGGCTCCGGCGCATTGGCTACCGTCATTAGCTGGCTGCTGCATCGTATTGACCGCAAGCAGGACAAGCAGGATCAGATTATCTCCGGTATGGCAGCCTTGGACAATAAGCTGCAACAGCATATTGATTCTGACGAACGCTACCGGACAGATATGTGCCGCATCCGCATCCTGCGCTTTTCGGACGAGCTGCGCCGTGGGGTGAACCACAGCGAAGAATCCTTCAACAATGTGCTGGAGGATATCGACAACTACACAGAGTACTGTGTGGAGCACGAAGATGTCTACATCAATTCCAAAGCGGATGCAGCGATCCGCAACATTAAGAGCGTCCACGACCGCTGTATTCGTGGTGAACTCAAATTCCTTTAAGGAGGACATAAAATGAACGAATTTGTAACTTGGACTTCCCTTGGTACTTACGCAGGCGCTGTAATGATGGTCACTATCATCACCCAGTTTTTGAAGCAGACCCCTCTCAAGAACATCAACACCCAGCTGCTTGCTTACATCATCTCTGTGGCCATCCTCATCGGAGCCGAAGCCTTTAACGGCTCTGCTCTGACGGTACAGGGCGTGGTGCTGTGCCTGCTGAACGCTGTTATTGTCGCTTTGGCTGCTAATGGTACATATGACGCAGCCACCACCGGCATGGTCAAACACACTGATGCGGCTATTTTGGATGCCGAGGGAAAGGGGGAAGCCTAATGGCTTTCCTCTCTCCCGATAATGTACGCTATGATAACGGCGTAAAAATCTGTGAAAAGCTTATTCCTGATAGCGCCGTATGGAACCGAGACTATACCGAGGCCGGTTATACATACCGCAAAGGTACGCAGTACAAGGCAAACCGGGCGTTATCCGCCATTAACGGTGTGACTATTCACAATACTGGCCGGATTAAAGTCCCCAGCGGTACCACAATGGCCGAGCAGTACACCCGCGCGACCTACCCGAACTGCAACATGGGGTCTGTTCGTGTCCACTACTATGTGGACGAGAACGAAGCATGGCAGAACCTTGACGAGGGCGAGGTCGGTTGGCACGCTGCCGATGGAAACTACGGCCCCGGCAACAGCACTACCATCGCCATCGAGATCATCATGGACGGAACTGGTGCCGAGTATAACCGGATTGCCGAAGATAACGGCGCAAGACTTTGCGCTGCTATTCTTAAACGGCATGGTTTGAACGAGAACGCCGTCTACCAGCACCATGACTGGTACGCAAGGAAAGATTGCCCTGCCTATATCAGACCGCACTGGAGTGCGTTTTTGGCGTTGGTGCGGCAGTATCTCAATGACGATGCGCAGGTGCCGAGCGATTATGATAAACTGGTCGCCGAGCTGGAAGAAATCAAAGAAAAATACAGAACCGAACACGCCAGCGCACAGGCGCTGCGTGGGAGAATTTTAGCCGCTGTGGAGCAGTATGACACAGCGGCATATGACAAGGAGGGGTAATTTTGGCACTGAGAAAGAACACAACCCTTGTAAACGATGGCGGAAGCAACCGCACAATAAAACCGATTGGGTACGATGTGGCGAGGGCGGGCGCAGCAGCAGGCTCCGAAGTAAATAAGCCCGGCAGGGGCGCTGTAGATGCAGCGATAAAGGGCGGAGCTCTTGCTTCGGCAAAGGCTAACCTAGCTGGAGTTTCCCCGAAAATTTCATCCACCGTGACGGACACCTCCGAGCGGGACGCATACCTTGAGAGCCTGAAAGCGCAGCTAGATGCGCAGACCGCTGCCTATGACCAGTTGCTTGCCTACAACCAGCAGATGTATGAGGCCCAGCAGAAACAGGCGGCCCAGCAGCGAGAGGACAATGCACGCAGGGCGTACATTGCCAAAGAGATGGCGCTAAAGAACCTCCCCGGGCAGCTGGCCCGTGAGGGTATCAATGGCGGCCTTGCGGAAAGCTCCTATGTCCGGCTGAACAACCGCTATAACAGCAGCCTTGCCGATGCGGATAACGCCTATTCCGATGCGGTGAATCAGGCATACCTTGACATGATTCAGGCGAACCGGGAGCCGCAGACCGGGAAGATGAACGCACAGGCAAGCTATTCCGCCGGGCTGGCAAAGGCCCCGAAGGCAAAGACAAAAACCACCAAAAAGGACAACCCAAATTACAATGCCGCCTTGCAGGACTCCTACAACATGTTGCGCCGGGCCGGTTATTCTGATTCAATGGCGGCAAGACTTCTCGGACTTGAATGACAGGAGGAAAAATGGATAGAAAAACGCTGGAACAAAACTATCAAAAATCTTTCGGTGCATCGCCTGCCGCGGAGCTTGAGCAGAACTACCAGCGGAGCGGCATTGACTCTCTTGTTCAATCTGTGAAGAAAGCTACCCAATATAATCCCTCTGCCCCCAGCACGCAGCCTACACAGGCTGCGCCTGCTGGGGCTTCTTCTAGTAAACAAAGCGATGTCATGAAGGAGCAGCTGGATGCGATTAAGAAACAGAGGGACGACGCGGCAATTAAGGCCGGGGCTTATATGCGAGCTGGGAATATGCCGCAGCAGGCCAAGGAGCAGCAGAAGATTGCCAACAAGGCTGCCATTGAGTACGAGAACGCCTATACCCAGTGGAAGAACCAGCGAAATGCGGAAGCGGTAGAGGACTACAATCCGGACGAGAATAAATTCAAGGCAGGCGATGCTGTTCTTTCTGGCGTGCAGAATGCATTCCAAAGCATGAGGCAGTATGCCGCTGCAGCATCTTCGTATCTTTCCGGTAATCCGGAAGCGCAGGCATGGGAAGCCAAGCGGCTGATGGAAAGCGGCGTAAGCGGTACCGAAGCCGTAAAGCGGGCCGGGCTTGCCGATAAGAGAGAAATCCCCATCACGGACTATAAGACACAGGCAGAACTGCGCCACGAGAAGAATGTAGCCAGCGTTGGTGCTGTTGAGGGCGGAGCGCTGCAGCTGGTCAATACGATCTCGAACATGGTGCCGTCCCTTGTTGCAAACGCGATCCTCCCCGGCTCCGGTTTGCCCGTGATGGCTGCATCCGCCGCGGGCAATAAATATGCAGATGCCTATGAGAAGTACGGGAATACGGATACAGCATTCGTACTCGGCTCCGCTGCCGGTGGCGCTTCCATGCTTACCGAACAGTTTGGCGGTTTGTATGGCTCGCTGGGCAAGTCTGCCGCCGGGCAGGCCGTGGCCAAGAAACTGATGGCGGAAGCCCCCGGCCTGTATAACCTCGCCAATTCCGTGGGTGGCAAGTGGCTGCGGGACGCGCTCTCCGAAGGCATTGAGGAGGGCGCAGAGGATGTTATCAACTACGCCATTGAAAAGGCCCTAACCGGCGACAGTGACGAGATGGACAACTTCGGCTATGATATGCTCCTTGGCGCTCTCGCAGGCGGTGTATTTGGCGGCGGCAACGCTGCGATGCGTTCCGTCACCTATAGCCGTGTAGGCAAGGCACTGAATGCTTCCCCTGCTGCCGTAGCGCAGCAGGTGCAGGAGGGCATGGAGAAAGGCGCAGGCACCGCACCTGCCATTTATGCGGCGGAGGTGCAGAAGAACCCCAGCAACCAAATGGTGGGCAGACTGTATGAAGCAAACCTCACCTATGATGCCGAGAGCGGCCTTTCCAAAATCCAGAACGATATTACCCAGGTCTCCATCAATGAGATCAAGGCGATGGTCTCCAAAGCGGATGCGCTGGCGCAGGCAGCCCAAAAGCTGAATGTGGAAGCTACTCCGCAAGCCGTAGCAACAGCTATTACCGATGCCCAGCGCACACAATCCATTAAAACAGCCGAGGACAGCGTAGGGCAGGCTTTTGCGCCCACAGTTGATAATCCTGCCAACGCAGGAGAGAAAGCCTACAACAGCGCCCTTGCCGGTGTAGCAGCTAACCAAGGCGTAGCTGCTCGCATCAATAACGACCCTGCCGCAAGACAGGCATTCTCCCAGTTGACCGGCGTACAGTTCAGCGGAAACACAGCACAGGATATTGCCGCTATCGAAGTGGCTACGCAGAACATTGCGAAGTCCGGTAAACAGGCGATCTCCCAGGCGGAATATGCCCAGCGTGTCGCTGCTGCAGGAGAACAGGCTGCTGCCCAGTTCGATGCCGATATGCAGGCGCAGGCGGAGCAGATGCAGCGGGAATCCGAAGAAAGATGGCTTTCCGTTGAGCAAAACACCATTACCGATGTAGACGGCAAGCGCCGTATCAAGGAGATCACCAATACCGATGTGCGCGGCAATACCGAGATCGGCTATAAGAAAGCTGAAATTCCCGGCAGTAAAAAGAAAACTGTTGCCGAGGTGAACAATGCAGCGAAATACCTTGGCAAGACTATCGTGTGGTTCGAGGGTGCGGTGCAGGTCAATGGGCAGTACCGACTGACCAATGGCTATCGCGCACCGGATGGCACCATTTATGTCAACATCAATTCCCGCGATCCGCTGATGGTTACTTTCGGGCATGAGATGTTTCACGACCTTGTAGCTGATAGCAAGTATTCCGGGCTGATTGATACGCTGGTAGAGAACCCCGACTATGCCGATATGGTAAAGGGCATGATGGATGCCAAAACCGAACTGTACGAGCGCAATGGAATTGAGCTTGACCCGAATGCAGCTGCGGAGGAAGTCGCTGCAGATATCAGCGGTGATCTTTTGGGCAGCCGGGACATGCTGGAGTACATTGGCGCAAGAAATACGGAAGCCGCCACCGGCATTAAAGGTTTCTTGAACCGTATCCTCAAAAAGCTAAAAGGAAAGCCCTCTGCACAGGAAGCCTATAACAGGCTGTCCGAAGCGCAGAAGGCTTTGCTTGATGGGATGGAAGCAAGGAGCGATTTGATTCGTGGGAATCTCATAGGGTATAGCAAAAAAGAAGCCAACCGACTGCTTCATCGAGATGGGCTCCAATTGCCCAGACGGAACACAGCGGTTGACTTCGACACCATTAGTGTAGCACAAGACACTGATGCTGTCAATAACTATTCTATGCAGAATAGCGCAGAAGATGCATTGTTGGATTCCAGCAAGGTCAAAATTGTTGGAAACGGCGATGTTGATATTGCCCTTCCGGAAGGGTACGAAGATATCGGAATAGCCGTGACAGGAGAAGACTCTGCGGCTCCCAACCGGTATTCCCTCATGTCGTTTAGAGAAAGCGAACTTGGTACGGACAAGGTCAAGTATGCAACAAGACTTGCGAAGGCAACCGGCGTATCTGTTCAGCTGGCAACGGACTGGATTAATTCCGTCTATAGCGTGGCAGCTATTATCGGCGATAACAAGGCGCGGCTTGATTATGAGGCCAACCGCAACAATACATCCTTGAAGCCAAACTCTGAGTATGACTTCAGCCTCGATTTTTCCACGCTGTGTGCCAAGCGGCTTCTTTTCTCCGGAACGATGGACGCAATCCAATCTGCACTTCCGAATACCCCTCTTACAAGCGAAGACTTCGTACACCTCCGTGAAATCATGAAGGATTCCGGGTACGAGGTAGCTTGCGGCATTTGCTATGTAGAGTCCACAAGACGGGAATTCTCTACAATATCCGAGGGATTTGTTGAGCAGTACAGAAAAGCGCAGGCGGAAGGCACAAACATAAAGAAGGTGAATGCTTCCGGGCAGACCAAGGATCTTACAACCAGCAAGGGGATAGAAAACAGTGACCCGAATCGGTTCGTTTATCCGGAGAAAGGGTTTACCCCCACCCTTGCGGATCTCGTGACCGCAGAAGGCATTGACCGTTTGCAGGCGGAGCATCCAGAAGTCTATAAGGCATTCAATGCCTATATGAATGCAAGAGGGCAGCAGAAGCCAAAGATGATCGAGACACGGACGGACTACCGTGGTGAGATCCTTAACATGACAAAGGGGCAGGTGAGCCGCCGGAACTCCCATGGTGGTTTGCGCATCCAATCCTTCTCTGATTTTGAGGTTCCTCACCTCATCGATATGATGCAAGCTGTGTACGATATGGCCTCGATGGGCTTAAAAGGGCAGGCGTACACGAAAGTCCCTTCGTTTGCGAGAGCAATGGGGCGTACCGGCATCAAAATCAACCTTTCGCTTATCGCAAAAGGAGATGGGGTGGACGCAAATGGGAAACTTATTTTTGACGATGTAGAAGGGATGCCTGCTTCTGAGGCTTTTTCAATTCGCAACGACCCCCGCTTCAGCGAAAATGTTGGTACCATTCTAGTCGGCAAGAATGTAAAGCATATCGTCACTGCGATGGCTGATCCGGAGATCGACTTCATCATCCCGTTCCACAAATCGAGCTGGAGCGCCTCCTTGTATAAGTCCCTTGGTCTTGAAGGGTATGAGGACTTTACGGACTATCAGAACGAGAAGAAAGCTGGTACGAAGATCGAGAACTATGACCCGGCTGAATATTGGGACTTCAGCAAGACAGGCGATGAGAACGCACAGATTTACCTTGAGAAGTGCAGAGCTGACGGTCGCACACCTAAATTTGCTGAAGTAATGTATGAGGGTAAGAGCCTCACCGAGTATCCCGGCTACTGGAAACTGCTCATCGACTACAAGATGTACAACAACGATGGGGTTGGCGCCCCGCAGCAAGCAGTCAAACCTGTCTTCGATGATACCTACAATGCCAAGATGTTGAGCGAGTACAAAGGCGGCCATGGAAAACTCCCTGTCGCACACGACATTGTTGACCGGTTCCTGAAGGAGAAATCCGAAGGCAGCTACTCACTCATGGACACCGACAGCGATGGCAGGGAGCTTTCTGCCGAGCAGCGGGAGTATTTCTTCGGCTCCAAAGTCGTTGACGCAGATGGCAGGTTGAAACCTGTATATCACGGCAGCCCGGCGGTGTTCACCGAGTTTTCCCCCGATTTCATGTCCCAGCATGGCAGTTCCGAGGGGCAAGGCTTCTATTTCACCGATTACAAGCCGATGGCAGAGGGCTACCAAAAGGATGGCGGACAACTCCTTGAGGGGTATCTTGATATCAAAAAGCCGTTGAGCGATAGCGAGATTACGCTGACAAGGGCAGAAGTAAAAAAACTTTTGCAGGCTGTTGACCCGACCGGTGATGAAGTGCTTGTGAATTACGATCCTGCAGGCGGTATTGGGTACCCTTCAAAAACATGGTATAACCGGGCGCTGGATGCTACTGTAAAGGCAGCTATGGATTATAGCAGCAGCGACAGCGAAATCCTTGCGGAGATTGCAAACGGTGGAGCAGGCGCCGGCGCTGTTCTTGAGGCAGCACGCAATACGCTTGGTTATGACGGATACATTGTAGAGGGCAAATATGATAATGCCACCGTGTATGTGGCGTTTGACAGTAGTCAATTTAAGAACATTGACAATACCGCTCCAACCGAAAGCAAGGATATCCGCTACTCCCTCATGGAAGATGCCCAGTACATGGCCGACATCGACAAAGCCGTATCCGAAGCGACTGCAAAGGCTGACGAGGCTTTGAAAGCTGCACAAGCCGAGGTAAAGAACCTTCGCCAGCAACTTGCGGACTATCGTCAGCAGGCAACAGCGGAGGCGAAGATGAACGACCGCTGGCGTGAAGCCGAAACCAAACTGCTTGCCGATATGGCGGCAGCCAAGGAACGGGAGAAAGCGGCAAAGGCTCGTTCCGAGTTCATGCAGAAGTACGATTCCCTTTCCAAACAGTTCCGTGCTGACCTGCGGGCTAACAACCAGCAGGCACAGGAAAAGTATAACGAAAAACTGACCGAAGCCAAGGACGAATTCAACCGGCGGAGGACGCAGGACCGCATTGACCGAGTGGTGCGGGAGGATCGGGCAAAGAGCAAAGCCCGATTGAGGACGGCGGAACAGAAATCCACCACTACGGAAGATGTTGCCAAGGTTCTGACCGAAATGCCGAAGAAGGACAAGGAAACCTTTAAGGCGAAAGCCGCCAAAGACTGGCGCACCTTTAAGCGCCAGTGGATCAACACTAAGGATGAGCTGGAGCGATTCGGGAACGAAGTCGGCGACAGCAGAATCATGTATGCAGCGAACAATGTCGGGCAGGCATCTGCGGCGGCGCAGTATTCCATTGGCGGCGCCGGGCAGTATGACCTTAACGGCAAGAAGATCGGCGATAAGAACCTCATGCAGGTATTTGAACCGGCGAAAAAGGCTGGCTTGACCGATGAGTTTTACACCTACCTGTTGCATGAGCACAATGTAGACCGCATGAGTGTACGCGAAAACGCGCAGCGGCAGCTTGCAGAACTTCGTGCGAAACTGAACAGGGAAGTCAACGGCTTTGCGGAAATGACAGATGAGAACATCGCCACAGCCGCAGGCAAGGATACTACCCTTACAAAAGCCTACACCGAGGCACAGATTGCCGCCGCCAAGCAATATAAGCAGTTCCAGGCGTGGGCAGAAAAGCAGTTTGACAAGCCTGTATTCGGCAGCAGCGTGACCGCAGACGATAGCCGTGCCGCCGCAGCTGACCTGCTGGATGCACACCCCGAATTTGAGAAGTGGGCAAAGGATGTGTATGCCTACCTTGACGGATTGATGGAGGTGCGAAAGCAGGGCGGACTCGTTAGCGCTGATATGGCACAGTACATGAAGGAACTGTATCCGCACTATGTTCCCACCTACCGCGATATGCCCAGCACCTCCGGCGGCTACTCCAACCCCAACAGCGTTGCGGTGAACAGCACCATCAAGGCCGCAAAAGGTGGCAACCAGGATATCATGCCGCTGATCGACAGTATTGCCAGGCAGACCTTGCAGACCTTCTCCGCAGCCAAAAAGAACATTCTGGGCAATATGCTGTATGAAGATGCAATGGATACTACCCGTGATATCTCGGAATACATTCAGAGTGTTACAGAGGAAGGCGATCTCGTTGACCTTGATGCGGATTCCGCAGAGAACCTCAAGAACACGCTGCGCATTTGGGTGGATGGCAAACCGGTTACTCTGCACATGAGTGAAGCAATGGCCGATGGGTTTAGACCCATTGAGCAATCCAATTCCTTTGGGATGAAAGCATTGCGCTCCATCAACAGCACATTCAAGAAGCTGGTCACGCAATGGAACCCTGTATTCATCGTGCGAAATTTCGTCCGTGATGCACAGTCTGCATTGTACTTTACCCATTACAGCAATGCCACATTCATTAAGAACTACGGCAAGGCCGTAAAGGAAATCGCAACGAACGGGAAGTATTGGCAGCTCTATCAAGCGATGGGCGGAAAAGGAACTACCTATTATGACCCAAAGACGGGGCTTTCCGACCGCCACCATTTCAAGAACGGTGCAGTCGATAAAGTGGCTGGTGGGTTGAATAGAGTAATCGACATCCTCTCCTTTGCCAATGAAGCGGTCGAGCAGTACCCCAGACTTGCTGAATTTATCAGCACGATGGAGGACACAGGCGATGTTCAGCAGGCGCTCTATAATGCAGCAGACATCACAACCAACTTTGGCCGTGGCGGCTTCGCTGCCCGCAAGCTGAATGCGTCCCTTGTGCCGTTCTTCAACCCCGGTATGCAGGGCCTTTCCAAGAACATTCGCAATGTCATTGACCGGCGCGGCTGGAAAGAAATTGGACAGTTGATCTCCCGCTTGCTTATCAACGGCGTTGCACCCGGTATCATTATGGGCCTGCTGTATGATGGGCTGAAAGAGGACGATGACTACAAGGAGCTTTCCAACTACATCAAGGATAGCAACATCCTCATCAAAATCGGCGACAATAAGTTTATCAAGGTTCCGATGGGCCGTGAACCTTCCGTTATTACGGCGTTCACCAATCGGATGTGGCGCTGGCTGAAAGGGGAACCTGCGAGCAGCGCGTTTGCCGGTTATCCGTCTTTCGCTATTGAGCAGATTGCACCGAACAATCCGCTGACCAATAACATCTTCGCAGGGATTACTGCGATGAGCACCAATAAGACCTGGTACGGCGGCGACATCGTTTCCAGTTACATGGAGGAAAAACCGGATTATCTGCAGTACGATGAAAGCACCGATGCGTTTTCCATCTGGCTTGGTGAAATTACTCGTCATGGGAAAAACGGCATCGAAGGGCTTTCCCCGAAGAAGGTCAATTACCTGATCGACCAGTATTCCGGCTTTATCGGTGACTGGCTGCTCCCGACGCTTTCCAAGAAAGCAGATGTCCCTGCGGTGGTAAAGGCTTTCGTGGTAGATAGCGTCCGGCAGAACCGGCTGGGCAGCGACTTCTATGATGCACTGGATGAAGCCAAGCAGGTAAAGGAGACCGAGCTTGCGACAGCAGCCGATGATGCAACCTACTCCTACCTGTATAAGCAGAGCAAGGCCGCATCCGAGATCACAAAGCAGCTCAAGGAAATCTACAACAGCGGCGAAAAGACCCGCAAGGAGAAGCGGGAGGAAGCCCGTGACCTCTTAGAGCTGCGGAACGAGATTTATAGAAAAGCCCTGTTGACCGTCGGCGCCTCCGAGGAAACCGCAAAGAGCATCGGAAGTGCAGACAGCGATGTGGTGAAGCGCGAAGCAAACCGCAAGGCGTTCGGCGCGGA